TCTAAATAAGGTATCTCCGCTACTGGAAAATCAAAAATTGTTTTAGGCGGATTGAGTATATAGTTTGTATCTGGTAGGTTTGGTAAGTATATTTCGTCCATATTATGAGAGAAGCTTTTGCTAAAGCCTTAGTGCCTGTAACCATAATAACTTTTGTAGGAATTATGGCACTAGCTCCTTTGTACGTCACCATGTCTATGATGACAAGGCAGATGGAAAAAGCTAACTAGCTGATTTATCAGCAATAAGTTTAGCCTTCCACGCAGCTTTGACATCATCAGTCCACGCAGCGTTACATATTGCAGATACTTCTGCTGGTTCTTTTGATAAATCAGTATCTATTAAGTTATCAGAACCATCTAACGTACCAGCTTGCAGCACATATCGTTCAAAAGATCTTGCCATTTCTGTGCCATCTTTCTTTATGACTGTTGCTTTGCGGACTTGTACCGCTTTGTATTGACCGACAACTTCTATCTTGTCATATTCGATTGATTCGCTGAGTGCCATTAGGATTAATCTCCGATTAAAACAGGTTTAGGCTTAGTTTTTAGACTTAGCTCGGTCTATGAGTTTGTTTGATAAGTGATTGACCATTCAAGAATGTAGCCACTATTGTGCAAAGCGTTATTTTTAACTCGACCTCTTTGAGTATTATTAGCACCACTTACATAAAATACTGTGTTAGTTCCGCTTTCAAGACCAACAAGAATATGACCAGTTGTATCACCATGAGGAGTTTCGTTGTAACCACTACCCCAAGGATCCATTTGACTCCAGCTTAATACTCCATGAGCATTAGTATAGCCAGTACCGTTAGCAGTAAAAGGTATGCCAGTAATTATTAAAGGATCACCAACTGTAGTAAAAGTAGGAGAAGTGCCAGTAGCTTGCATATAAGCTGAAGCATATACTATGCTTCCAACTTTTACATATTTACCTGATGCACTCAAAACTGGGGTATTTGATAATCCACTAAAAGCAGGAGTCCAAGTTCCTTCTTCATAATCGTCAAGTGCGTTGGCTGCTGCGGTGTCAGTTCCAAATAAAAGTCCATTATTAGTTATACTTACTCTTTGTGCTGGACTAGATCCTGTTACGAAACGAATAGTTCGATCTTGATTAGATCTACTTTGAAGAATTAAATCTCCAGCTATCGTAGCACCGCTAACACCATCTCCAGAATAAATATATGCTCCATTTTCGCCAGTTACAAAGCTAGATCTACCATCCATTCCAAAACTAATTCTACCATCAGCAGGAACGACTGAAACAACATTTGAATTATTAAGAGTTCCGCTTGAACCAAAATGCGTATTTCCAGACGAATCTATAACCATTCTATTTGTATTACCACCAGTAATGTTTGTAAAAATCAATTTACCATCTTGATTTTGGATCATATAATCAGGATTATTACCACTGTCAACAAAATTTATTGATGGTGTGGCAGCAGTTAAGGTCATATTTTCTAGATAAGAATGACTAGAAACATTTAAACCTCCTGTTATTGCAAGAGTTGATCCGTTAAAGGTTAAGTTTGACTCACCATTTAAAGTATTAGCAGTACCAGAGCCAGTAATAACTCTGTTATCTGCGTTGTTGTTTATTGTTGTACCAGCAGGGATAGATTCAAAACTAGGGTCTGCTCCGTTGTTTGCTCGTAAAAACTTACCATTACTACTACCATCACCATGAGGAAGCTTAGATAAAGCCACAGCCTGATCCGCTATAGCATTAGTGTCAACTGCGTTATCTGCCAGTTCACTAGCTTCTATCTGGTTTGCTGGTATTTTTGTTTTTGTGATTGCGTCATTCTTGACACCATCTGTTGATACTTGTGTTAATCCCATAGTTAGCTAGGTTTTGGGTACTTGTTTTTAACAGGATCTACTATATCTGTCTTCCACTTTTCTATACCGTTATGGTATATGTAATCGAGTTGTGTACCCCAATCTGGGTATTCTTCAACACGTTTTCGTTGGTATTCGGTATCAATATATTCTTTTTCTAATCTAGCAAGTTCAGTTTTTAGCTCATCTTCAGTTGGGCAAGTATCGCCATTTGCTTCTGTATCATAATTAATACCAGCATACCCACCAACTTCAGGTTTGTAGGAAAAGTTTTTACTTGGTCTTAAGCTTACTAAAGCTGTAAAAATGTCAGGTGTCATTTAAATGTCTCCTATTTCTAAAAGAACTAATCTTGATCTTCCAGTATATGTAGTGTCAATACCTCTTCTGTTTATATACATTGTTCTAGCACCATTTGGATAAGCTCTTATACCGTAAGTTACCGTAGAAGTGGTATTAGGGTGATCAACGTGCCAACCTGTATAATGGCATGCGTGTGCGTTGTCTATATTCATACCAGTAACAATTGAGGCATTAACAGAACTAGCACTTGTACCCATAGAATCAGATAAATTACTAACTGATCCACCGCTAATAAGTCTTGTAAAAACTACTCCTAAATCAGCGTTAGTATCAGCACCAATACATATATTAGCAATAAGTAATATATGACTTGAAGCGTGTTTTGGAGCAATATCACAATCAAATTCTGAAACGTACTGGCCACTTGTTTTCGTAATCCAATCAGTCGTGGTTGTTTCTTTGTATTGAATAATGCGTGGTAATAAATCACCATTACTTTTTTGCAATCCTAATACTGATGTGTCAAAATTAATAGCCATTACGATACCTCCGTTAAAGCAAACTTATACTTCTTGCCATTGCGTTTGTTCACTAAGAAAAGATCCTCTGCTCCTTCTTGTATAGTATAACTTCCCCAAGTTCCGTCAACGTCATTAGCACCACCTTCGTTAGATAAGTTAAGGTCATTGGTGTAGATGTTTCTCCAACGTGTTCCAGTTGCACCCAAGTCATAGGTATTATTAGCTGCTGGATTGAAATTACCTGTAACAGTCACTCCTGAATTATCTGTCTCAAACTTTTTACTGCCATTATAGTAGAGCTGTACCGCTGCATCTTTTAAACATCTAATATAATACTCACCGCTAGTTTTCTGATTCAAGTCAATACCTGGCCCATCAGTTCTAATTGTCATCTGTTTG